ATGACGAAATACAAACTGAAGTTCAAGCAGATCAAGCTGACAAGTTTGGTCACTTAGCTGTATCATGTATTGAGGCAGCAGGTTTGCATTTTAATCTTAGATGCCCACTAACGGGAGATTATTATGTTGGCAGCAACTGGTCGCAAACTCACTAAGGACGAAATGTCTACTAACCGTAAAGGAGATTTTGCGGAAATGTACGCAGTAACCTGGTTATGGGATCAAGGGTATGAAGCCTTTAGGAACTACGGTAGTGATGGCCCTGTGGACATTATTGTATGGGATAAAAAAACAGGGGAATTTATATTGGTGGACGTTAAAACAGGAGGACCACAACTTAAATACAAACCAATAAACGGTAAGGAAGGAAATTATACTGACCTTACTAAAAGAAGAACTGAAGAACAAAAACAATTAGGAGTTCAACTGTTAGGTTTTAATCCAGTAACTAGAAAATGCTGGTGGGTGGAGCATAGAGAATGAAAAACATACATACGTTAGTTCAGGACATCTACAAACTTATGATGTCCAAACGTGTACCGCAGGATGTGGATGCTGAACAAGCTATAGAGGAGTTCGGTGAAAACATAAAAAAACTCATGCGTAAGGAGTTTGTTAATCGGGAGTACGGTAAAGCAGGACTCAGATTATCCTCCAGTGGTAAGGGTTTACGGTATTTATGGAACACAATGCACAGAACACCTAAAGAGCGTATCATGCCTCATACGTTAATAAAATTCATGTATGGGCATTTGATTGAAGAGTTGTTACTTTGTCTTACTAAGCTGGCTGGACACACAGTCGAGGACGAACAAAAAGTATGCACTGTAGCAGGTGTCAAAGGACACATGGATTGCCGTATTGACGGGACAATGGTTGACGTTAAGTCTACGAGCACTTATGGCTTTAGGAAATTCAGGGACGGTTCACTAGCTATGGACGATCCTTTTGGTTATGTGGCGCAGCTTAAGGCATACGCACATTCAGAGGGTGACACCAAGATAGCTTGGTTAGCAATGGACAAACAGAATGGGCACTTAGAGGTTCTTCAGTACGACTTGGAGGACACTCAAGCTCCGGTTCATAAACACATTAATTATGATATAGAGGAGAGAATAGAAGAAATAAAAAAAGTTTGTGGGCAGGACGAGGCTCCTTCACATTGTCACAAGTTGGTCCCAGATGGCGCATCAGGCAATATGAAATTAAGTATGGGGTGTTCGTACTGCCAGTTCAAGCAATCATGTTGGCCTGGTCTAAGGGCCTTCAAATATTCAACAGGTCCAAGATTTTTAGCGGTGGTGGAAAATGAACCAAAGGTCCAGGAAATCAAAGTACAGGAAGTCGCGTAGCATGTATAGATCCGGCTTGGAAAAAACATTTGCAACAGTAGTTCCCAAAGGAGAGTTTAAATATGAACCTTTTGATGTACCTTATACGGTTTATCGTAAATACAAACCTGATTTTGTACATACCAGTGGACTTATGATTGAATGTAAAGGTTATTTTAGGGCTGGAGATACACTAAAGTACAAGTCCATAAGGGATACAGTGGACGCTGAATTAGTGTTTGTCCTAAGTGATCCAAACAAGAAAGTAAGAAAAGGATCTAAGATGACAATGGCTCAATGGTGTGATAAGGAGAAGTTCAAATATTTCTCCGTTAGTCAAGTGGAGGAGTTGATGAATTATGTACACACTAGATGAATTAAGAGAAAAACTGTTGACTAGATACGAAATAGATGATATAATAGAGTTATTAGATATTAGTTCTGAAGAGTTAGTTGACAGATTTGAAGATAAAGTAATTAACCGTATTGAAAAAATACAACAGGAAATAGAGGAGATGGAAGCATGAATGATGAAGACGATATTGATGTGTGTATCGAGGATTTTGATGAGTTAGTTGACAGAGATACGTTACCCGACAAATACCAAAACGGTTATTGGGAGTAAGTTATGCAATTTCATAATAAAATAGCATTAGGTGTCGTAGCGGTTCTATTATGTTTATGGTATGTATCATTAATGGATTACAGCAGTAAAGTCTTATGAGCATAAATAATGCTACACCTCAAGAGTGGGACAAAGCATTTCGAGGACCGGATAAAAAAGAGGATTGTTTAATGTCTGCACAATCAACTAAAACTATTACTGGATCTTTATATCATCCTTCCGACAGCTTGTTGGACAACACTATGTTTCCAAAGGAAAACCAGGAAGACAATGTAAATCATCCACCACATTACAATAAGGGTGGACTTGAAGCTATTGAGTACATAAAACAACAACTAGGTGACGGGTTTTCAGATTACCTTGAGGGCAATGTAACTAAGTACCTCCATAGGTATAAATATAAAAACGGTGTTGAGGATCTTAAGAAGGCCGAATGGTACTTAAAAAAACTAATTGAGGAGAATACATTTAACTATGGATAGCTATCAACAGTACATCCACAAGAGCCGTTACGCCCGTTATATACCTACTGAAACCCGTAGGGAAACATGGGACGAAACGATAGACAGGTACATGGGTTTCTGGAAAAAAAGAGGAGTTAAATTTAAAACAGGGGAAGCGGAAGAGTTAAGAAAAGCTATTTATGATATGGACGTAATGCCTTCCATGAGGGCTTTAATGACTGCTGGTGATGCGTTGGATCGTGACAATGTAGCAGGGTTCAATTGTTCCTACATTACCATAGATAGCCCTAGAGCCTTTGACGAGATGATGTACATACTAATGTGTGGCACAGGAGTAGGGTTTAGTGTGGAACGTCAGTACATTAATAAACTGCCTGAAGTAGCGGAGGATTTCCATGACACCGACACTATCATACACGTTGCAGACTCAAAAATTGGATGGGCGAAATCGTACAGAGAACTGGTGTCGTTGTTGTATTCAGGTCAATTACCCAAATGGGACATCAGTGGAATTAGACCTTCGGGCTCCCCACTTAAAACATTTGGAGGCAGAGCGTCTGGCCCTGAACCACTTGTTGACTTGTTCAAATTTACAGTTAGCGTCTTTAAAAACTCTGCTGGCAGAAAACTTAACTCCCTTGAATGCCACGATCTTTGCTGTAAAATTGCACAAGTTGTCGTTGTCGGAGGAGTCAGGAGATCAGCCCTTATCAGTTTAAGTAATTTAACTGACGATAGAATCCGTAGAGCTAAACATGGACAGTGGTGGGTCGATGAACCACAAAGAGGTTTATCTAATAACTCAGCCTGTTATACTGAAAAGCCCGATTTTGGTGCATTTTTAAATGAATGGGGGAGTTTGTATGAATCAAGAGCAGGAGAGCGTGGAATCTTTAGCCGTGTGGCAAGCCAGAAGCAAGCTGCAAGAAATGGTCGAAGAGATGCTGAATGGGATTTCGGGACTAATCCCTGTTCAGAAATTATCCTCAGACCCAATCAGTTTTGTAACTTATCCGAAGTCGTTGTTAGGGAAGGAGATACATTTCAAAGTCTCAAACAAAAAGTACGTTATGCAACTATCCTTGGAACTCTCCAAGCAACCCTTACAGACTTTAGATACTTAAGAAAAGTATGGCAAAACAATACTCAGGAAGAAGCACTATTAGGAGTGTCCTTAACTGGTATTCTTGATAGCTCTTTAATGAACTTAAAAAATAAAAACTTACCTACGGTGCTGCAAGCATTAAAGGATGAAGCTATTGAAACTAACAAAGCATGGTCTAAACGTCTAGGTATTGCACAGTCAGCGGCTATAACCTGTGTTAAGCCCAGTGGTACTGTATCCCAGTTAGTGGACAGTGCCAGTGGTATTCATCCACGGTACAGTCAGTATTACATCAGGAGAGTCAGGGCTGACATGAGAGATCCTTTGTGTAACGTCCTGGAGGACGCTGGAGTGCCCTCTGAGGTGGATGTAACGTCACCCTCTACCAAGGTATTCAGTTTCCCTAAAAAGTCCCCTAAGGATGCTGTGTTGGCCTCTGAGCAAAAAGGAATGGACCAGTTAGAACTATGGTCTATTTATCAGGAGCATTGGTGTGAACACAAACCTAGTATTACTGTGTACTACAGGGACGATGAGTTCTTAGGTATAGGAGATTGGGTGTTTAATAACTTTGATACTGTCTCAGGTATTTCCTTTTTACCTTATTCAGATCATACCTATGAGCAAGCACCTTATGAACAAATAACCAAGGAGCAGTACACTAAGATGACTAAGGGATTTCCTACTGAATTTAAGTGGGACATAACTGAAGAAACTGATACTACTGAAGGAGCACAGACATTAGCCTGTGTTGGAGGAGCTTGTGAGCTATAGCGATAAAGTTTTAGATCATTATGATAACCCTAGAAACGTAGGGAAACTGGATGAGAAGGACAAAGCTGTAGGAACTGGTATGGTTGGTGCACCTGCCTGTGGTGATGTAATGAAACTACAGATTAAGGTGAATGACGAGGGGGTAATAGAGGATGCCAAGTTTAAAACTTATGGCTGTGGTTCCGCTATTGCCTCCAGTTCATTATTAACGGAATGGGTCAAAGGTAAAAAACTCAGTGAAGCAGAGGACATTAAGAACTCTGAGATTGCACAGGAGCTTTCTTTACCACCCGTTAAAATTCATTGTAGTGTATTAGCTGAAGACGCTATTAAGGCGGCTGTGGCTGATCTCAGGAGGAAACAAGATGTCACTTAAGCAAATCACTGGCGGTAAGCCCTGCTTTAAGGAGGAAGTCATAGAAAACATAACCCAGACCTGTATGTACCAACTGGACAGGCATAGGCTGAACATCCAGGTACTAACGGAAAACGCCAGTGGTACAGCGGATCAGCCGTCAGTAGTGGAGTCAGTGGAATCTGAAGTTAAACAAATGGCTAAACTTATGGGTGTTATGGGAGCTATTAGTTATTTGAATAACGGAGGTATTATAGAGTTTGAACCTGAGTAGTTACTGTTGTTCTTCTGATCGAGGATTATTCACTGCTCCTAGTGTTAATCCTCCTCCTGCTGCTGCTCCAACATTCCGTAGACGTTCTTTTTCTAGGTCTACTGCTTCCTTAGAAGGTTTAACAGAGACATATTCGTTTAATACTTTTTCAAACTTATCCTTAAATTGTTTATAAACTTCATCATTATCAGTTGATATTTTTCCTGTAGCTTTAGCGGTTGTATACTGACCTTTAGCAGCGTCTCTTGTTTTTTTAGGTAAATTTAAATGCTTGGCGTTTCCTCTTACTATAGAACTTACTGCTACTAAACTTTTTAACTTACTGTCGGTTACTGCTTCAACAAAATCATGTCTGTCCGACATTACGGTTAAAAATTCCCCATTAGGTTTAATTTTCATTAAATAGTTTGCCCCTCCTTCAACAATAGCTTGTCCAGGATGGCTAGTTACTACCCAAATTCCAGTTGGATCATAAAGAGGATTATCAGGATCATTAAATTTATCTATAATAACAACATTTTTAGACATTAATTCTTTACTTTGTTTTGTCCGTATTTCTTTTTGAGAAATTTCTAAAGCAGATTTTAATTCTTTAACATTATTAAATTTTTTGTTGTTAGCAAAAGCTGATTTTATTAATTGTATGTTTAAATTACGTTGCGATGTTAAATCATAAATATGATTACCAGAAAATATATTAGAAGATTTCATTACAGTTAAATCAGGAGCACCTTGTTTGTCAATAATATAGTTTTCCAGTATATCGGCTTCTCTATCAGTTATATTCATTTTCCTGTTGTTTTTTAAAGCAGGATGTTTTTTGAACATTGAAGAAAACGACCCAGGAGTATAAGTTTCATAGCCCCGAACAAAACTTTTTTCTAAAACTCCTTTAATGGAAGGGTCTAACGCATCAAATCCTCCTTTTTTACCTGCTTGAACGGCAATGTGAGCATTATAAATAACTTGAGCTACTGCTTTAGGTATAGCTCTGGCTACATCATCTCCAGCTTCCAAAAACTCTTTAACCATTTTTTGATCAGTAAAGTTAATTCCTTTTTCACTATACAAAGCTCTAGCTATAGGATCAAACTCAGATTTAATTCCTGATATTGTTCCTTCCTTTAAATTTTTCCAAAATCCAAATGCTTTAGCCCCTAAATTAGCTTGGGCTTGTTGCATTAGTTTTGGGTTTCTCATTAAATCAGGACCAGGCAGTTTGTCTTTTATATACTTTTTACCAAAATAAGGAATATTTTTTAATTTTTCACCTGCTTTAATTAACTTTTGTCCTAACTGTATTTCACTTGGAGTGTTTACAGCTCCTTTAGCTTTACCATAAAAATTATCAATATAGTTAGAAAAAGAACTCATAAATCTACCAGCGGATTCAGTGCCTTGTCCTCCTAAACCTAAATTAGTTTTACCTGCTTTACTTAACATACCTAAAGGAATAGCGTTTGCAGGGTCTAACAGTATTTCCATAGGAACATTAATATACGGATTTTCGGCATAATCATAATCTTCTCTACCAGTTAATCCTCTATAAATTCGATCCGAAGTTGGAATGCCTTGATTAAAATCTAACATTCCTGCTAACGCATTTTGAGGCCGACCTAAATAATCTAAAGTTGTTCCTAACGAATCAGACAGACCCGTTCTATATCCTTCAGCTTCTTCAGGTGATTTAAATAACATTGGCATTTATAAAATCCTTAAAAAGAAACACTTTGATTTGTTAAGGTAAACGGAGCAGTCATTCCTGGCTGTTGAGTTCTTTTTGTTGGTGTTTTTACAGTTTGTTTTGTAGGTTCTGTTACTTCTTCCTCAACTTCATTATAATATTCATCTTCTTTTCCTGATTCAAGGTTGTTTAACAAACTTTGAACAATTTTAATGTCTGCGTTTAATCTCCTTAATTCTTGAGGGTCTTTAATTTTACTAGCTCCTCTTTTAGCTTCCTGTATAACATCCCTCATAATATAAATTGTTTTACCCTTGACTGTTTGTACTGGAGCATTTTTAGCTAAATCTTTAAACTTAGAACCTGCCATCAAAAATGGAGACGCAACCATAGCAGGGCCTTTTAATAAAATATTCGCTGCTTTACCTGCAAAAGTTTGTGTTTCTCCTCCAACACCCCATCGTTGAAATAACCTACCTAACGGACCACTTTGTTCCCCTACAACTTTAGGTCTAATATTTTCTTTAATAGTAATTAAACGGCTATATTGTGCTCTTAAAGGAGCAACATCGGGAATAGCTTCATCTACTGTTTCATTTAAAGCTAATCTAAGTTGGGTATAAGCTGCGTTAATAGCCTCTTTATCAGCATCTTTAAATTTTTCGTCAACTTGCTTTAAACTTTGAAAAGAAGAATCTAAATTAACTCTGGCTTTATGTGCACCAGCAGCAGTATGTCCGTATCGATCTAAATCAGCTAAAACTTTTGCAGCTAAATGTTCAAACATTTCTAAATTATTTAATTGTTTAACATTAAATAATTCAGCGTTTCTACTTTGAAGTGTATTTAGTTTTTCCGTTATTTTACTTTTAACATTTTCAATATCAACGGAAATATTATTTTTCTTTAATTTTGCTTTAATATTTTTCTTTAGTGCTTCACCTTTGTCTCTAACCAGATTAAAATTATGTTGCATTGTACTGGTTGATTTTAAACCAGAAATTAATTTTGCTTCGTCTACTAAAGCTCTTTCTTCAGGAGTTAACAAACGCTCTTGTTTACCTAATATTCCTGGTTTTGATGTTGTGTTGTCAACAGCTTTTAATTGAGCTTCTTTAGATGTGTCTTCAATAACGGAAAAAACATCTTGATCTCTTCCTCTTACTGGTTTTAATACGTTTCTTTGTCCAACATTTTTTAAACTTATTCCTGAAGATTTTTTTGAACTAGGTTTAGTATATTCCCAAAGATTGTTTTCTAAACCAGAAGATTTTACTAATTTACCTGTATTCGGAACTAATTGATTTTGCCACAAAGCAGTATTTATTGTACCTGCTAAAGTTTTATATTCTTGAGGATATTTTTCTTTAGCTATTTCTAATGCTCGTCCCCCCATA